TGAGACCGTGTCGTCGACCTCCGCGAGGATGTACCCGGTCTGCCCAGCGTTGGTCAGCACCACTTTGGCGCCGTTGCTTGCGGTGTATTCGTTCACAGGGTTACCTCCACGATGATTTGGATGATGACCACGGCGGCGAACAGCCTGCCGACGATCACAAGGACGTTTGGGCTACGGTGTCTGCGGGCGCCCTTCACGGGGGCGGCTTCACCCATAGGGCCAAGATCAGTGGGACGGTTCACGACGACACCTCGTCGCCGCACCAGCAGCAGTGGTCGTTTTCCTCGGCAATGCAGTCCGTGCAGTGCTCGTCGCCGTCCGCGTCGCAAGAAGGGTTGAACATCACGCACCTCCGTCCGGTCGGTGTCCGCCGTCGTCTGCGATGGTCAGTTCCCGTAGCACCCGTTCCCGCTGCGCAACCCACGCATCCATCGCCGCGTAATGACGTTCCGCGAACCCAAGGTTCTGTGCGGCAACATGTGCGGCGTTCTTCGCACGTTCAAGGGTCACGGCCGCTTCGTCCCGTGCTTTCCGGGCTTCTGTGACTGCATCGTCAGCATCAGCAGCGTTCATGATTCGTCCGCTCGACGGCGCCCGAAGAGCCGGACGCTGAGGATGTACACGAATGCCCAGAATGGAACGCGCAGAAGAATGAGCACCCAGAAGTTCGCGTCAACGGTGAGGCTGATGACGAAAAGCTGCGTCCCGACGAGGCCGAGCATGTAGTACAAGAGAGACGTCCATGACAGTGTGCGGTTGTTCATTTCTGCCTCCTGGGGCTGAACGCGATCGTGAAGGCCGCGTGGGTTATGAGGGCTACGGTGAGCCCGTAGAGGATGGCTTTCCGGGCAGTGTGGTTGCGTTCACGGTGTATCCATCCGGGGCGGTTGTTCACCCACACCAACGGATCACGACGGCTCATAGACCGGAGAAATCGAACGACTGCTGCGACGCTCGCTTGGCCGCGACTTCGGCGTAACGTTCGTCAGCCTCGATGCCGATGGCGCGATGGCCAAGTTCACGCGCGGCGACCAGGGCACTACCTGAGCCCGCGAACGGATCAAGGACGACCGAACCCGGCTGTGCAACCACTGTCAGCAGAGTCTTCAACAGCCCATCCGGCTTCTCCGTGGGGTGGTCACCGTCGCGAACTGGCGCGAACCGGAGGACGTTTGGAACATCTCGGCGTGCGGGAGCGGTCGGGGTGCCTGCGGTCATGTGCACGATGAACTCATGCTGGTTCCTGAAGATCGCCCCCATGCCCAGCCGATCCTTGTCCCAGACCAACATCGGGTGCTGGCGAAGGTCCGCCGACTCGAGCGCGGCGGCAAGGTGTCCCGCCATCCGCCAGTCGATAAACGACAGAACGTGTCCACCGTCATGCAAGAGCCGGCGCCACTGCACTCCGCACTGCCGCAGTAGGTAAACAAACCCGTGGGTGCTCATGGCGTCCCCACGAATCCAGTCGTCGTCGTCCGTCGACCGGTTCATGGACTTGCGCAGGCTTCGCGAGTTCTCCCGCCGACCTCCGCTGCTGTACGGCGGGTCCGTGAGAACCGTCGTCACCGATCGATCCGGTAGGGAAGCCATCACCTCCAGGCAGTCGCCAAGGTAGATAGTCACACTCTCGTCTTCGTAATACAGGCTCATGATCCCCTCCCCTTTCGTTTGTGTGTTGTGGGGTTCGGTACCCCCTGGCCGACCCGAACCCCACAAGTCGTTACGCGACCGTGTACCCGGCGCCGACCAGCGCAGCTTCGTGGTCAAGGCCACCCCGGAACGAACCGTCAAGCTCGAGCCAGTCGGTGATTTCCCCGTCCTCGTCGGCGGGGAAGATGTACGTCTCGGGGCCGGTGTACGGGACGACGACGGCGGACACGATCAGGTACCCCTGGTCCGTGGTGTTGTAGAGCTTCGCGTCACCCGTGTACCCGGTCAGGTTGCGGACGAACGTGGCTGTCTTGGTCATGGCAGTTCCTCTCGGTGGTGATGGTTGGTTGGTGTCCTGCCGCGACTTGTACGCGGGTGTGTGCCATGCATCTCAGGACCCGACTCCTTCATCGCCCGACCGTTCAACGGTTCGTTCGGCGATCCCTCAAAGTCGATGTATCAGGCGCCAGCTACGGCGCTCAAAGTTGGTGTTCCCCTTCGACAGAGAACGTTGAGTAAGCAATCGGACTCACGATCCGATCCGCCCCCGGGACATACCGGGGAACCTCACAACCGCTGCGCCTATCCACCCCGTTCGGTGGCCTCACTCACGCTTGGCTGCTATCTGTATGGAGTTCGCCGGATCAGCCCTTAGCCGCTCGGTGGGCGGGATGGGTGCCGGATTCAGTTGTGAACCGTCCACGCAGGCGCGACGATTAGTGCCCGGGTCGCATGTGACTGCGACGGGGGCTGGTGTAGCGGGTGCTACTCGAGCTCTGGGATGTCCGTGGGGAGTACGGGGTCTTCTGTGAGGATGTCCGGAACAGGACGAGACGGGTTCACGACGCCGCCTCCGTCCGGTCGTCCCAACCCGCGTTGTAGAGGAACTGGGCGAGCTCCATCTGCACCTCGTTCAGCGGTTCGATGTCAGCGATGCGCTGGAGGAACGCGAACTCACGGTCACTCATGACGCACCGCCTTCCGGTCGATGAGCAGATCCACCGCAAGAAGCGCCGCCCCGATACCAAGCGGCACCCACCCATCCACCCCGAAAAACACAAGGGTCGCGCCGAAGAAGAACAGGAACCCTCCAGCGATCGCATTCAACGCACGGAACATCACGCCGCCTCGCTCTCGGAAGAGTCATCGTCGGCTTCGACGAGGATCAGGCGGGCCTGATTCCAAGCGTCAAGGTCCGCGGTGTAGAACGCGTTCCGCTTGCCCTGCTTGTAATGCTTCGGGCCCTTGCCCTGCGAGATCAGGTTGTACAGCGTCTGCACTGCCATACCGCAGTAGTCAGCGGCGGCTTTCGACGTCAGGACGGGGCCGCTCATGCTGCACGCTCCCCGATAATGGCCTCAACGGGCCGGTCGAGTGCGCCCGCGATGCGGAGGAGGTTCTTGACGGTCAGCGCTTCCGGCTTGACCTTGAGCTGGTGGCGCAGCGTTGACCGTGCGATACCAGACGCGTCGGCCAACCAGGAGAACTTGCGTCCCTCGGTCTCGAGGACCCGCAAGACTCGCGCGGCTGCTTCGCCGTCTGCGAGGTGTGTGTTGGTTGCCATGTGTCAGAGTCTGACACCCATATGGCAACACGTCAACCCTTTTCGGCCATGTCACGCAACTTTTTGGCTACACCGATGTATCAGACGGGGATCCCGCGTCTCTGAGAGGGCATGGATAAGACCCAAAAGGCCTCCTCTGCCACCTTCCTCGCAACAGGAACGGCTAGTATCGACGCCGTGGATGACGCGCCTCTGACCACCGCTGACGTGGTGCGCGAACTAAAGAAGGAAGCCCTCGACGTGTACGGCACTCGAGGGAAGTTCTCTGACGCCATGAGTGAGCCCGACAACACTGTTGGACGGTACTTCCGGGGTGAACGCGAGATGCCGGCCGACTTCCTGCTGCGGGCCATTGTTCTTCTCGGGGTCACCCCGGAACAGTTTTTTGCTAATGCACGAGCGACCCGGTCGGTGCCAACCAAGGGTGACTGAGCGCTTCGAGCTCTTGCATGAGTTGCATGAGTCCGGGGCATGATCGCCCGGTCTCCTTGACTGGGCAGATCGTCTCGCATGCGACGCCAGATCCGCAGGTGATGTGTCCCGGGGGCTGGGGGACACTGTCTGCGCCTGACATGTCGGTACCGCTACCGTCTGCGTGTGATTCGTTCAATTGTGTTCCCCAACCCCGGTGAATCCTGGTCGGCTGGAGGGCTTATTAACCCGCCCGAGCGGGTCCCTGTCGACCATTAAGGGGAACCCTAAGCCACCCCGGGGAAACAGTGAGCGCTTTCCGTGTCCCCCTTAATACCTACAAAATGTAACGATTCGGTAACGACGCTAGCTAAGTTGTACGACTCGCTTTGGCTTCTGTTAATGAAGCCCAAAGTTGTAGCGCTTCCCGCTACGTTTTGGTATAACCTGTAGCTATGATCGCAACGATTCCCGGCCCGTTCTGCCCCGTGTCGCGATGAGCGCTACAGTCGGGGGTGTGCCCCAGAAGCGAGGACTCATCAATGACGCCGATCAGGCGCGCATTCGCACAGCGCTCGAGCGGCGCGAGGAGGCGTTGATGGAGATCCGAGAGTCGGTCGTCACTGCGGCGCAGCATGGGGCGTCCGTGCGCGAGCTAGCCGCCTTCACGGGACTGTCGACGAATACAATCAGCCGATGGAAGCGCGGCGAGTAGGACGTCATGGCTAGGCCCCCGCTCCCCCTCGAGACTTACGGCACGATCCGTAAGTTCACGCACAACGGGAAGCCAGCGGCCAGCGCACACTATCGCGACAGTGATGGTGAGACGCGGCGGATGATGCGGACGGGGCGGACGTCTGCTCTGGCGGTCAACGCGCTCAAGGAGGCGCTGCGGGATCGTCTGGCGCCGGCCGGTGAAGCGATCACCCGCGACTCCACCCTCCAGCAGTTGGCTGACGCGTGGAAAGTGGAGATGCTGGCCGACAGCAACTTGGCGGACGGGACGAAACTCACCTACCAGGAGGCGCTGAAGGCGGTTCTGCGGGGCTTGGCGGGTGTCCGCGTTGGGGAGGCTACCCCCGCGAAACTGAACCGCTACATCCAGGCTGTGGCGAAGAAGACCCCGGGGCAGGCGCGGACGGTTCGGATCGTGTTGAAGCACATGATGGCCCATGCGGTGTATGCGGGTGCGGTGGATCAGAACCCGGTTCCGGAGACTAAGGCGGTGACGCGGACGAAGCCGAAGGTGAAGGCGTTGCGTGCGGATGACATCGCGGCGATTCGTGGCTTGTTGGAGGTGTGGGATGCCGGGTTTGACCGGTATCAGCGTCCGCGGAACGGGAGCTTGCGGGACACGATGGACATGTATGCGGCGACGGGTGCCCGCACGTCCGAGGTTCTGGCGTTGCGGTGGTCCGACTTCAACTTCGACTCGATGCCGCCCACGGTCACGATCAACGGGACCGTTGCGAGGAGCATTGACGGGAAGCTTGTCGTGAAGGAAACGCTGAAGACGGACAAGTCCCGCCGCGAGCTCGAGTTGCCTGTGTTCGTTGTTCCGATGCTCGTGGCACGTGCGGCGGGCGCGTACTCGGATCTGGTGTTTCCCTCTGCGGCCGGGACGCCGAGGTGGCCTGACAACCTTCGCAGGGATTGGCGGGCCGCTCTAGAGGGGAGCGGGTACGCAGCGGTGACTCCTGGGGCGTTCCGTAAGGCTGTGGCGACGCTGCTTGCCGAGGATCTGGGTGTTGAGGCGGCGCGTGACCAGCTCGGGCATACGGGGTTCGGGAATCTGCGGCATTACGTGGAGCAGGCATCGCGTGGGCCGGCGTCAGCGTCGACGGTACAGAAGTTGCTGTCCCCTGTGTCTGTGGTGGCTGTTAATGTGAGTGAAGAAGCCCCCGACCCGATTGCGACGGGTCGAGGGCAAGAGTCCGATCATGAAGGGATCGAACATGGATAAGTCTACCGAACAGACCTCGACCGCCGCGACGAAGACTGAGTGGTGGCTTCTGAGCGGCGGCGCTTTCGGGTCGGAGGCCGCGCGCACTGTCAGCGGCCCGTACTCGACGCGTGAGGATGCGTTCGTCGCCCGCGTCACCATCGAGCGTCTGCGCGGCGCCTTTGACCTATGGGTGGACTCACGAGAGGTTCCGACCCGCCCCACCGCCGACAGGAGTGAGTAATGAGCGATCTGCGCGAGTCTGTAGAAGCGGTGCTGAACCGGTACGCGCAAACGGATGGTGAAGACGAGTGGCTGCAACCCGAGGATGGATGGCGAGTCCTCCGCGATCTTCGCGCCGTTCTCGCCGCCGATAGGAGTGAGCAATGAGTGCTGCCAGACGCGAAACCATCCTGAGCCCGGCGCAGATCGAAGCCTTGGGCGGGCGTGACTTGATCGAGCGGTTGCAACAACTAGCCGTACCCCCGGGCGTTGGCCCGCGCAAAACCGCCACTAAATAGCCACTAACGCAGAAAACCGCCCCGCCTGTCCGAAGACTAGCGGGGCGGTTTCGTTGATTTTCCGGGCCCGTGGGGCTGGTGGCGAGTGAGGGATTCGAACCCCCGAATGCTGAGCAGTCTGGTATGCAGTCGCGGTTACCTGGGCCTACTTCCCTCTACCGTTGGCCGTGATTCTGCGGGCGAGTAGCTGTAGGGAGTCACAAGTAGTGCCTGAAAACAGCCACTAAACCGCCACTGTGTTATCGCATCCGATAACAAGGCGCACCTGAAACGACGAAACCGCCCCGCACCCCACCAATGAAGGTGAGATGCGGGGCGTTTGTGTTTAGAACCAGGGGAACAGGAACCCGAAGGCGAGGCGGATCGAGTTGCCCTTGAAGGGCGTGAACCGGATCAAGCGGCGCTGCTGTTCGTGTTCGCCACAGCGAGCGTGCCGACCGGGACACCCAGGTAGGCGAGCACCGCAACACCCGCAACAAGGATGTCGGGCTGGCCGAGCTCGAGTGACGCGTATGCGACCTGTGCGGCGCCGGCCACGATGATCGCGACCACGTAGGTGCCGTAGATGATGGCGCGTGCTTTCGCGTTCTTCACGATCACGCCAAGGTGTGAAGCGTTGGGGATGTCAGACATGTTGTTCTCCTAGCGAAGCAAGTTGGGGAGTAGTGCGATGGCTGCGAGTACGAGCGCTGCGAACCCTGCGAGTCCGCTACCGATCTGGTACCAGGGCGTTCGCAACGGGATGCGCTGAGCCACCATCTCGGTCTGAGACAGTGCCCGGTCTGCGGTCGACTGGGCTTTCTCGATGCCCGCCCTGAACGAGTTGTTCAGGTCCGCCTGGGTGTTCGTGTTCGACTCCACCGACGACTGCAACGAACCCACCTGACCGGTCAACTGTCCGAGGAGGAAGTTTGTTTGGTCCTGTGGCCGCATGGGGGGCGCGTCCTCGGTCACGAGGCACCTCCCAACGCCTCGAGCGCAGCGGTGAGGTTCGCGCGGATCTTGTCGAACGCCTCGCGGGTGAGTGTGACCGTCTCCACCGGGTCAGGATCGGGCGCGGCGGCGAGCTCTACAGCACGCGCCACGATTCCATCCAGATTCATCGACGGGCCGGGACACGCGGTCGCGTTCACGCCAGCCTCGTTGTGACCGATGATGTGCGTCCGGTCGAGTTTGATGTCGACGGTGAACGCACCGAACTTCGACTGCTTCGACAGCCACGCCGCAATACGGGCGATCGTCTCGTGAGAGTCCTGCGAGATGCCCCATGACGGCGAGCCGGAGGTGTTCTGCGTCTCGATCGCCACCGAGTAAGTGTTCGCGGAACCGGTCGCGCTCGGGCGCTTCTCCGGCGCAATCATCTCGATCACGTCACCGTTCGCCTTCACGTACCACGTCGGGCAGGATGAGCGGTCGTTCTTCGTTTTGAAGTACGGCTCCTCGTCTCCGGTGTTCGTGGTGTGGTGGATGATGAGCCGGTTGATGACGGAGCCTGCTGCGCGGTCGCTGGAGAGCGGTACGGTCCACCCGCGGAGCGCGTCAGGGTAGACGGGCGTGCGCGGTTCCGCGGGTGATGCGACGGGCTCAGCGGGGAGTGTGACCTTCGTCCACCCCTTGCCCGCGTTCAGGTGCTCCTGAAGCTTCTTCACGGTCTCCGGGCCGAGAGCCCCATCAACCGTGGCACCGACGTTCATCTGAAGCGCCTTGTACGTCTGCGGACCGGGGATGCCGTCCACGGTGATTCCCACCGCGGTCTGGAATGCCTTCCATGTGATCGGACCCAGTTCCCCATCGGCCGTGACGTTGAGGCTCTTCTGGAACGCGGCTGTGGTGGCTGCACCCCATGACCCGTCGACAACGAGAGCCCCCGTGGGTACGGGAGGCGGGGTGGCTGCGCCAAACGTGCCACCGTTGTTCAGGTACGTCTGGAGCGCTTTCACCGTGTTGGGTCCGAGGATTCCATCCGCGAGCGAACCAACCACCCGCTGAAGCGCGGCGATCGTCTGCGGTCCCATCTGCCCGTCAACACCCACGCCAAGACGCCCCTGCAACGCGGAGATGGTCTGCGGTCCCAGCTGACCGTCGACCGTCACGCCGAGAACGGACTGCAACTTTGAGGTGGTCGCTGCACCCCAATCGCCGTCTACTACGAGCATGCCGCTTCCTCCCGTGGTCGAACCGGCGCCGACTACGCGGCTCCGGTCAAAGAACAGCCAGTAGCCGGCCGTGGTCGCGTGTCCCGCAACTTCGGAGTGAAGGTGCGGACCGGTCGAGTTGCCCGTGCTGCCGACGAATCCCAGCCGGGCACCCTCGCCGCCACTGGAGCCCACGGGGGGACAACCAGCGTGGGAGTCCATGTGGTGATAGCCGACGAGCGGGCCACCGTGGTACTGCACCCAGATGTAGAACCCGCCGCTGCCGTTACGTGACAGTGTCTTGACTGTGAACGGACCGGAGGCGCGGATGACCGTACCTCGCGGCTGCGGGTAGTCGATCCCCGAGTGGCCGGGGTAGGTTGCCGGGTTGCCGAACGGCATTGGAAGCTTAGCCATGTGGTCCCGCTTTCCTGGGGCAAGACGAAACCCCCGGACCAATACGGTTCCGGGGGCTTCGTCGGGCCTACGTGTCTAGTTGTGTTTCTTCCACTGCGTGATCGTGTCCGGGGAGATCCCAGCCACTTTCGCCGTTTCGCGGACGCTCGAGCGGGTCGCTACGTCGAGGACCACGCGACGCCAGTTCGCGTCCGCAGCGACCTTCTCGGCGTGTGCCTGCTTGATGAGGTCGGCGTCTTCAGATGTCACGGTGCCGCGCGGGTTCACACGGTCAGGTTATCGGGGTGCTCCGGTCGCCCGCCGCGGACGAACGTGTCCCTGGTGCACACTTCGTGCCTGTCGCAGACGGTGAAGTCGTCGATGTGGAGCCAGCGTGCGGGGAAGATGCTGGTGTCGACGTCCATTGTGGTCTCCATGCGTGAAGTGTACTGGTTGTCGTTACGGTTCACAAGATGTTCGCCCATGACCCTTACGAGCAGATACACCAACCCCTGATACAGCGAGCCGATAGATTCTCAGCCCGACGTTGCCGCCGCGATCTGTGCACCCGTCCCAGCGAGCACGTCCGCGAGAGACACCGCCGCCGTGCCCACCGTGTCATCCGTGGGGATGCCCGCTGCGACGGAGGCAGGTGAAGGGACTGCGAGAGTTCCTGTGAGTGCCGACCCGCCGCCGTAGTCGACTCCGACTCGCACGTCCTCAGCGGCGGGAAGGTTGCTGCCATAGTTCGTGATCTGCAGAACGTCACCCGAATAGGTAAACGGCCAGCCGTCAGTCTCGAACATGTGGAAGATGAGTTCCTGCCCGCCCCATGCCTGCCACCGTCCGGCGATCGGGCAGTAGCCCTGCCCTGTCGACGTCGTCGTGTAGAAGTAGGCGTTTCCGTGGAATCGGCAGGTTCCGGTGCTGTTGACTGCGGGTACGCCCGTCGCGGAGGGGTACAGGCTGCATCCGTCGAGGCTGAGGTAGCCTGCGGTGACGGAGACGCCATATCCGACTGCGCCGTAGATGTTACCCGTGATTGTGTACTGCGCCGACGCTCCCGACCCGATGAAGCCAACGGCGGTCAGTTGGGCGGACCCCCCCGTGATGTCGCCGTTGATGACTACTTCCGCTGTTGTCCCCGTGCAACTCACGGCGGCGCTGGCGTTCGGGCCGGCGCTGGTGCTGAGGTTGCCGTTGACGGTCACCGTCGCGTTGGCTGCGATGTTGACCCCGAAGTTGTTGGAGCTGGATGACGCGGTGATGCCGACGACATCGCCGTTGATCGTGACAGTGGGTGTCCCAGAGGGAATATGTACGCCGTAGGTGGAGACTGCACCGGTTCCCCCTGTGATGGTTCCGGTGATCGTTGATGTGCCGCCTGTGATCTGTACGCCGTGCCGTCCGCTCGACGTGCCTCCGGTCACGTTGGCGTTGACGGTCGGGGTTCCGCCCGTGATGTTCAGGATGGCCGTCGAGTTCACACCGTTGTGTGTCGCGCCGATCAGTCCCGCTGTGACGTTGATGACGGGGCTCCCGGAGGCAACGCGGAAACTTCCGCCGACCGTGATCCCGGATCCCGACGTGGTTCGGAGCGAGTTCACCGTGATGTTCTGGTCGATGTCGACGGTGAACGTGTTCGCGTGAACGTCATCGATAGACGCGGGCAGGCTGACTCCACCGTCCCACACCGTCACATCGGACCACACGCCGGACTTTGTTGCGTATCGGGTTGCCACAGTTGCCTCCTACGAGTAGCTGAGACCGGCGCGACCGGTCCACGTTCCAGAGCCCGTCTCAACGACAGGCGGAGATGTGAGGGTAATGCGGGTCACAGTCCAACCGGACGAACCCTCAGCGGTGCCGTTCGCGGCGTTGCCGGTGTAGTCGTAAGTGCCATCGTTCGAGTGACGAACCTCTTGGGCTGCACCGCCGCCACCGCCCTCGGGCGGGTCGATCCACTCAGTGTCGTAGTCGGTGCCAGACACTTTCGCTAGCACCTGACCGGTCGTGCCACCAGTCGCCACACCGGGACCGGTCGCGCCAGTCGCTCCCGTTGCACCAGTCGCACCCGTAGCCCCGGTGGCGCCAGGGTCACCCTGCGGCCCCTGCGGTCCAGTTTCCCCGGTTGGCCCAGCGGCACCCGTCGCGCCTGTTTCACCAGCAGGACCGGTAGCGCCAGCCGCACCAGCAGGCCCCTGCGGCCCCGTAGCACCAGCCGGCGTAACACCCACCTCGATGGCCGGCTGAGCGGTAACCGAAACGGTGATATCACTCATCGCGGCTCACCTGCCCCGACAGTCGAATCTTCCCCGCCAGGAACGTGCGGTCCAGATCCGTGTTCTCCAAATCCCAGAACACCGGACCCTCAAGCTCCGCCGTATCCGCACCCACAATCGACAGGGAGATGACACCCGTCGCAGCATCCGACGCGTCCACCGTCAACGAAAACAGGATCTCGCTGGTAGCGGCCGTGTCGATGCGCACCTGTGCACGCCACCCCGTCGTCGGCAACACCAGAGGGTCACCCGACTCCGTGTCCGTGATCGTCACCTGAAAGTTCGAGTCATCACCCCGGTAGATGCGGAGATCCAGCACTCCCGGCAGTTGGGCCAGTTCAGCCATCGCGTCTCCTCAGTTCCTCTTCCAGACGTTCGATACGTGCGAGCAGTGCGGCGATCTGTGCCGTGTGCAACCCGAGCTTGTCGATACCCGCAGGCTCACCCGCGTCATCGACGACAAGGAACCGCTCAGCGTCCGTCCCCACAAGGTCATCCGCCATCGGGCCGATATGCCGCCGACCGTCCCCTTCGATGTACTCCCACTCGAACACCTCAGGGAACACCGAAACGAGGCGCGGCGCCGGCACGATGTCACACTTCAAGTGACGGGCAGACGGGTTCGAAAACGTCCCCACCACAGTCAGGTTCCCAGGCACCCGCACAGTGTCCTCCGCGCGACCCAACATGATCTGATGCGTCGCCGACGTCACCGCCTGATGCCCAATCGCCGTCGAGAACGCGTGCCCCGAGAACGCCAACCAACCCAGCGCCATCGCATTCTCATACTGCGCGTAAGACCGGCCACCCAAAGCGATCGCCCCGAACCCGTCCGCAGTCGACGCGGTCCCAACAGCGACAGCCTCATCCGCATCCGTGTCCGTGATCGGAGAAGCCTTCGCCTCAAACCCGATCGCAACCGACGCATACCCGTCCGCCAGACCATCGGTACCCAGGAGGATGGAATCGCCGCCAGCGCCCGGGTGAGTACTGTCCCCGCCACCAGTGCCAGCTTCGAGACGTTCAACACGCTTCCGAAGTTGCCGGTCCCCAACATTCAAATCAGACGGGTCATCAACTGGCATCCTGCACCTCCGGGGTCACCGTCAAACCAAGATCCCCACGGAGCCCAACCACACGCTTCGTGTACGGGCCGTCAAGAATGTACTCATCACCCGAAGACGTCACCTGAAGCAGCCGACCCGGTGCAGCAAACGCCGGCCCGCCCGGGTACACATGCAACCCGAACGACATCACCTCAGTGGGAACATGAAGGAACGCGTAAGTGTTGTTGGCCGCGTCCTGCAACCGGGTCACGTCCGAGATGTCGCTGAACGTCATCCACGTGTCACGAATACCAATCCCACCCGGATACCCCGACAGTGGCGCGTACGCTGTCGGCGCCGACGAACCGCCCGTGCCAAACGCGAGCACACCCGTCATCTGCTTCACATAGTCGGTGTAAACCTGAAGATCCAGAACCGGACTATCGTCACCCGCCAGATCAATCGCAGTCGAGGAACCAATCTCAACCCCAGGCGACCCCACGACCGTCTCAAACCGCAACGCAGAGCCCGACTTGTACGGGCGCAGATAAATCTCGCAACCGTCATCCTCAACCTGCTGAAGATGATCCTCAACCTTCAACCGTTCGCTATGAAGCCAGTTAGCCGAGAACCCGCCCGCACCATCAGCAGGAAGGTCAATCGGTAGTGCGAACCCAGGCGTGGACGTTGCAAGCCCCAGGACTGCCCGCGCAGCACCTGAGTGAGACCGACCGGTAACCGTCAAGATCGGATCATTCGGGAGATACGCGTCAACACCAAACAACATGCGGTCATTGAGATACGCACCCCGGAGCTCGCCCGATGCCACCTCGAGCGTTCGCGTCTTCTTCGTGTACGTCGGCCGCTGAATCACACCCGCGTAAACAACATGTGTACCCCACTCCTGAGTGATCGTGTGCTTGTTGCCGGTGGTGAATTCCCGAATGTCAGCCCGCGAAACCCCCGCCCCGTAGAGCGGGAACGTGTGCCGGCCGCGACCCTTGCCCGACAGGCGCGTGTTCCACTCCCCTGCACTCGGCTCAGGGAGCGTCAATACATGCGCGCCACTCTGCGTGTTGTAGATGTTGAAGGACCACGTCACGGAAGCAGCTCCTTCGTCGGATCAGGCGCCCACAACTGCAACCGGTACCGTGCCCGTGACCCGTAAACCTCGATGATGATTTCCGGGGAACCCAGACGGCCAACCTCCGCCGTATAAGTGCCCGTCGCCTGCTCCACCGAGAACGTGCCCATGCTGCCGTCGGCAAGCAGATCCTCGAGCGCCTTCATCGCAACCTCGAACGCCGCAGGGTCGTCCGCCGTCAGAATCAGCCCCGAGAGGGTGATGAGCCGAGGCCCGAGGTGGCCAGGGGTGGGGAAGTCACCGTTGCCATTCGGGCGGGCGATGATCTCACGACGCATCTCCACGCCCTCGAACCAGCCCGTAAGACCGCGATCGCGGAAGATCGTGTACGTCGCCGCACCCTCGCCACCAACGAACGTCAGCCCGCCAAGAGTCGCGTTCATCCGTTCCCCCTAGCCGCAAACGCCATCCGCTCCGCCGCGATACGAGCGATCTGCGACTCGCTCATCCCTGGCGCAGGCTGAATGATCTGCGTCACATCGACGCTCGCCACAGCGCCCCCACCGGAACCCCAACTAGGCGTGCTGGGTGCGTACTGAGGCTGAACCTCACCACCATCCGCATACCCGCGGATACGACCACCGTTGTTGATGTAGTGCAGCAGACGCTTGTTCCGCTGAGCCGCCTCCGTGTTGACAACGAACTCGCCAGTGGCCGCGTGGATAAGGACGTTGTCCTTCCGCGACGGCGTCCCGGGGATCTCTCCACCGTTCGCAAACCCGCCCGTAGCGGCACCATCACTCATCGACCCTTCGCGAGTCGCGCGATACACGATCGTGCCCCGCAACGTCCCATACCGGGTCATGAAGTTGTCGATCGTGGTAGCAGCCGCCGCCGTGTCGGCGACAACCTTCATTGCCTTCTCGTCGGGGAGTGCAAACACCTTGTCCGCGAGCGCCTGAACCTCGTCGGCGTTGTAACCCGCCTCGATGGCGGAGTCGATGAACGCCTGCCTCTGCTTCGCGAGAGTGTCGAGATAGATCTCGGTCGCCTTGTCAGCACCCAACGTCGCCGAATCGACCTCGAACTGCGCGAGGGCGGCATCCTGAGCCTTGCTAGCAACATCCGCGAGCATCGCCGCGTTAGCCGAACCAGCCTCAGTGGTCTCATCCAACGTCAGGATGAAACCGTCCAGCGTCCCAACGAAACCCTCCAGGGTGCCGTTGGCATCGAGGAACGCCTTCTTCTGCAAGTCGATGAACGCTTCCTTCTGGCGGTCCACCTCATCACTGATCCCAGCAAGCGCCGACTGGTAGGCCGCGTTCGTGGAAACCGCGTCCTGCCCGATACCGTTCGCCTCATTGATGGTGTCGATGAGCTCGCGGAGGTTCGTCTGAAGTTCCTCAGCCTTGTCCGCAGCGTCCTGGTACGCAGTCGCCGCATCCGTCGTCTTATCCGCCGACACGTCAGCAGCAGCAGCCTGGTCCTCAAGGTTCTTATCGGCACGCTCGAGCCCGTCAGACAGCGCGTTGACCGTGTTCACCGAGTTAGCGATCGACGGGTCAAACGGGTTCCCGTTGGCGTAGTCGTACAGCTTCTGCCGCAAATCCTCGACAGCGTCGCCGCCCTCCAGGATCGCCTCAGTCAGTTCCTTCTGCGAGATGCCAGCGTTCTTCGCGCCGTCGAAAGCGCCCGCCTCAGCAAGCTTCTTCGCAACCAGTTCCCGCGTGTAGTCAGTGACAGCACCGGTCGTCTCGTCCAGGGACTGCTCGAACTCCGAAGCCGTCGCGGTAGCCTCAGCCTGCCGTGACGCCCAAATCGAGAACGCAGTACCAGCGAGAGCCAGAGCACCGGTCGCCAGACCGATACCGCGAGCCGCTGACGCACCCGAGATGTTGAGCGTGGAGAGCGCCAGCTTGAACTGTGCGATCTTCGGAACCGCGAGCAGAGCCGCACCACCAACAAGGCCGACAGCGGCGACAATCCCCGTGATCTGAGTGGCGACACCCAGAACAGGCTCGGGGATGCTGCCGATAGCGTCGACAATCCCCGTCGCACCCTGCGTCACGCCTCGGAGAAGATCGTTGACACCCGAACCAGACTTGATGAGGGCAGTGTCGATCGCGCCGCCCAGCTTCTCCACGTCACCGGTCAGGTTGTTCAACCGGTCCGCGGCAACCTTCGCCGCATACCCCGAGTCGTTCGTCTGGTCGATGTACTTCCGGATGCCATCAGCACCCTCGTCGTACAGGACGTTCGCGACACGCAGCGCATCGTTGCCGAAAATCTGGGCCAGAGCCGCGTTGCGGGTCTCATCCGTGAGTGAACCCAGGTTCTCGTCCAACTGGCCGGCGATCTCATCGAACGCGAGCATCTGCCCGTTGGTGTCATAGAAGGAAAGGTTGTACTCCTCCATGATCCCGCGGGCCTTGTCGGTGGGCGCCTGGAGCGCGATGATCGCAGCCTTCAGCGACGTACCCGCATCCGAGCCCAGTAGTCCCGCGTCAGCGAACGCAGCCAGCGTGCCCGTGGTGTCCTCGATGGACTGACCCGCACCGTTCGCGACCAGACCAACCTGACCCAGCGCGGCCGACAGATCCTCAACGTCACCGACAGCCTTACCCGCACCAGCCGCGAGCAGATCGGCCACATGGGGGATGTCTTCGCCCTCAAGGTTGAACTGCTTCAACGCGATCGCAGCGATACCCGCAGCCTCAGCAACCTCAAGCTGACCCGCCGCAGCAAGATCCAACGCACCCGTCAGACCGCCACCAAGGATCTGCTCAGTCGTCAGGCCAGCCTTACCCAGTTCCTCAATCGCGTTCGCCGCCTCAGTGGCAGAGAACACCGTCGAAGCACCCGCCTCGAGCGCCGCCTCACGCAGCTTGCCCATGTTCTCGGCAGACTCCTGCGTCGCCGCCTGAACGTTGCTCATGGCCTGGTCGAACTCAGCGAACTTCGACACAGCGATACCGAACGCCACCGCAGCAACCGCACCGATCGCAGCAACCCCAGCGCCGACCTCAGACATCGCCTGATGCTGCTTCTCAAGCTGCGCCGCGGCCTTAGCCGCTTCGTCGCCAACCTTCTCGGTCGCGTCCTGCGCCCGCTTCATGTCGGTGATGTAGCCATTCACGGCCGCAATCAAGGTCACTTTGGTCTGGCGGTCGGCCAAGATACACCTCCGCTAGATAGGTCTTGAGTTGTAGAGTCAGCGCCATGAAGCGCGTCCTCGCCGTGTTGTTACCTGTGTTGCTACTGACGGGCTGTGCAGCGCCCAGCGTCGATGACGCTTACGTGGCCGTGGTCCGTGAGGTGCCGGCGCTAGCCGACGCGGGCGCCGCAGACCTGACGAAACTGGGCCGTCAGGTCTGCGACATCCTCGAGGACCGGGGATTCGAGGCAGGGCTGACCGAGTTCATCCGCATCGCCAAAGAGACCGGGATGACAGCCGCCGAAGCGGGGCGTGTCGCCGGCGCCGCATCCGTCGCGTATTGCGACGAGTACGCAGACGAGTTCTAGTACTCGAACTTGTCGGAGGTGAAGTACACGCCGTTCAGGTTCGCGCCCTCACCCATCGCCTTGCGGTGCGCGTCAAGCGCGTCAAGGCGTTCCTTCTCAGCCCAGTTCGTGAACGGACCATTAGCGACGTAACGCATACCGGAATACTTCATCGGGTCGGCTGCGTCGGACGTCGCCTCGGGCATCCACTCGCCGTTAGGTCCGGTCAGGTTGCGGACCATCTGTTCCGCGATGACAAGGTCAATCTGGTCTTCGTCCCACTCAGGTTCGACCACTGACGAGATCATGCGTCCGTCGTCGTCGTACTCGTAGAACGTGCGTGGCTCCCACCCCCAGAGTCGCCGTGGGGCGATCCCGGAGCGCGCGGCGAAAGCTACTTGCTGACGGAGCGCGACGCTGCCCCGGAGCCTTTTACCAGTGCATTCAGTCGTTCCTGCGGTTCGTACTCGTTCAGCGACCACACGGCGTCACGGATCTTGCCAATGTCGCTACCAGACAGGACGTCGAACAGGTCACCCCACTCGTCGTCGCTGATGTCGACGGGTTCGCCGTCCTCCATCCGTGCACCGTACGCCACGTTTGACGTGTCCCGGTAGCGTGCGGCGGCTTCACAGGCGGCGTCGTAGTTGTACCCGTAATGACGGTCAATGGGAACGTCGGGCCGCACCGGGCATTTCGACGTCAGGTTCGACCAGTCACGCCCGGGAAGGCGGGTGAGACGGATGGTGAGGAGGGAATCGGCGGACTGTTCCGCGAGCTCGTCAAGCTTGCGCTGGATCTCGTCCGCGGGCGACGCAACACCCATGCGAGTGTCGCTCACGTCAACCGCTGCGAGTTCCTTCTCCAGCCGCTCCCGCTCAGCAGACACCGCGCCGTCGAGAACAACCACCACATCCTTGGTAGGCCGTGCGGCACGAGCCGCGGCCAACTGTTCCTTGAAGTTCATTCTGTTCACCGTTTACTTCACCGTGGAGGGTAGAACCTGACCCTGGGGCACGGTGAGAACCCCAGGGTCAGGAGATGGATCACGCCGCGATAACGCCGTGAACGATCGGGCCGGTGATCGACGCACGCTGCTTGATGAGCGCCTTACCATCCGGGGTGACGGGGAAGATCTGCGTACCCAGCGTCACGGGGACCGTGTAGACCTTCTGCGCGGCCGTCGCGACCGTCGTGTTCGTCACATTGCGGCGGATCACGAAATACCCCGAGATCGACGTAGCCGAACCGACCGGCTTCAGAACCACCGCAGCCGAAGACGCGTTGGTCGAATCGACGTACTCGAGCATGCCGAGCGTGTCGGTACGGATACCGAGGGCTTCCAGGTCGACCGTGAGACCCAGACGCGAGTCCGTGTCAATCACCTGGTCAGCGTCGAGAGCGAAACCGCCCGGGGTGAACGAGTGCGTCACCCGGAACGTGGTCGCGGCATCGAAGACGAGCACCTTGCCCGGTGCGGTCAGGTCGGCGATAGCGCCCCCAACCCACCAGATGACCAGGTTTCCCTTGACGTCAATGGCGGCGGGAACAACGTCAGCAACATCTGCCATGTTCTTTCCTTTCTTCTCCCCGACAACCGGGGTTCTTCCTTGGGTTGCCCTCCAGGGAGTAAGGAGGGAGTCATTCGGGCTAGTCGGCGTAGGCCGACGAGCCGAGCGCGGTGGCGTAGTCGCCGCTACAGATAGCGGCCGAGCCGAGCGCGGTGGCGTAGTGGCGTTCGCCCTCCGGCTCGGGGGCCGCAATCGCCGTCATCATGAGAGGGTCAGGTCGTACTGATCGACGAGGTACCAGAGCTTCGGGTTTGCTTCCCGGTCGAGCTGCGGCTCACGCGAAACGGCGTGGACCATGCGCCCCTTGCCTTCGACCGGTTCCCAGTCCGTGAGTAGGGCCTGGACGCGGCGGGCCGTCGACTTAGCGCCTGCGATGTCTAGCGCCACGCTGTGGATCGTGTAAGTCGTGGTGTTCGCGTTGGACGGGCCTGCGAGACGGTCTGAGGTGTCGCGCCCGATACCGGAGAAGACCGAGACATAGGCGCTCGGGGGTGTCGTGACGGTCCCCTCATACACGGCGTTGACAAGACGAGCGTCTGATCGGAGCCGGGCCAGGACCGCAGCGTCACTAGCGGCGCTCACAGGATGTCCTTCACGGCCTCAGCGAGACCCTTCTCAAAGTCGTCCTCGTTCTTCTGCAATGCGGCGTGCCCGAACCCCGTAGGCGGTGTCGTCGGAGTGCCGTACTCGAGCGCTCCGACCAGACCACCGAGCCAGTGCGAACCCTTGCCACGCACGGTCGGTCCAATCTCAGCCGTGACACCTTCCGAGTCCGTCGCAATGTCGTAACTGACGGTGAACGCTCCGCGGGGAATCATCTCCGACTGCGAAAGCGGGTCACGCCAGTCGTCCTTCACGTGACGGGCGGTCACCTCAACGGCCTTCCGGACGTTGGCGTGTGTCTTCGCTGGAATCTCTCCCAGATCCGCGGCCAGCTTCGACAGCTCCGAGAAATCAAAGGTCGTCACGACTGCACCTCCACCGGGAAACGTCGCGCGGTCGCATCGGTCTGGAAGAACACGCCCTCAATGTTCAGCCGCAGCCCCACACTCGCCGGATCATTCACAGAAGCCGTGATCTCGACCGAGTCGTTCACCTGCACACCGCCCGACGTCGCGACAGGAAGGTCCAGGCGCGGCGTCTGCGCTGCAAGGTTCTGCCCCTGCGCGTCCACCGACCCGACGACCGTTGAGGTGAGCTTCAGCCGGGCAGGGCCGTTGTAGACCGTCACCGTTGTCGGTGTGTAGGTTCCGGTCTCCTCATCGAAGACAGGCTCCGACTCCCGAGTGATGAGCACGGTGTCAGTCATCCGCGCCTCAGCGAAGTTGCGTCCCAGCCCGAGGATGCTCACCGGGTCTCCACCACCGTCACATCACCACGACCAAACTGGCGACGGATGAGAGCCTGCTGAGGCTCCGGAAGCACCATCCCCGACCCGGTGCCACCATCAGCAAACGCAGCCCGGAAATCATCCAGCGCGACAGACGAAAGCCCGCCGAAGGTGAGCCCGGTCCCCGTCTCAACAGCCAGGATCGCCTGCGACACGAGTACAGCGGAGAACGACACCAGCACAGGCGGCGCCGTAGCAACACCCCAGGTGAACGTCACATCCAGCGGGTCATCGCACGACACGGTGATATACCCGGGCCGGTATGTGTAGTCCACCGCAACCGCGTCCCGCTCGACCGCGTCCACGGACACGACCGGATACTGAGGCAGATCAACCCGCCCAGCATCCGGCCATGCCGTGAACGTCGACTGAGTCGTCGGGTAAACGTCCTGCCCGATAACCGACCGAAGGTACGCGGAAGCGTCCACCAACAGTGTGGTGACCCACTCGTCCTCCGCACTCGTGAAAGTACGGTTCAGACGAGCGGCGACAGCGTCAGAGTTGGTGAACGCAACCACGATTACCTCCTACGGGTTGAGCGACAGTGCCGCTTACGCAGCGGGCAGGTACGTCTGAACAGCGGTCGCGCGAAGAACCTTCGTGCCGTAGATGTTCAGGGCACGCACGTAGTCCGCGAACGCGAGCTCCATGCGGCCGGCCTCGACCTTGTCGATCTGACCCACGTAAGCCACCGAGGGGGCGTGGAAGCCGATCGCGGCAGGACGGTTCGACGTGTGGGTGAGGAGCGGGTGCTCCACAACCGTGAAGCCGAGCATGCGACCGATGACACCGTTACGGACGGGCTCGTCACCCACCGGGTCAAAGCTGGTCAGCTTCGACGACTCACCGAGGAGGAGAGCCGCGAACTCGGGCGAAACCGCAAGGTAGCGGTCGCTCGAGGGAACCTTCGCCTTGACCAGCGCGGTACGGATCGCAACAACCGCCGAGTACGCCAGTGCGGACGTGGTGATCGCAGCGGTACCAGCCGAGGTGCCGTTCGCCTTCAGGTCAGCGATGAGGTTGGTCTCAGCGTTCTCCGCAAGCGCCTTCGCAGCGTCACGGGTGACGGGCTCGAACGAACCAGCCGACTGGACACGGTCAACGTCGTCGACCTTGAACGAGATCGCGTCTTCCTTGTTGATGACGAGCGACTGCGTGGTGTCCGCAAGCGCGTCGATCGTGAGGGTACGCGAGGTCGCGTAGTTCTGGATCGACGGGGTCGTGATCG